TCGACGTCATTGTCGCAGTCATAGGCTCCGACAACGACGAAGGATTCGTCATCGCCTGCGTACACCGTTTCGTATTCCCCGAAATCCACGTCGTAGCGGAGTTCGCTGATCGGCTCGAAATGGTGCAGAATGTCGATGTCCCACGGACCGAGAAATACCCCGATTCCATCGCTGGTGTAAACCACGCCGTCCACGTCGCGGTCCGATTGCCGACGTATGGCCTTCACCGCCTGCCGCCAGAATTCCTCAATCGTCTGCTCTTTGAGGCAGAATTCGGCCGTTGATCTCTTGATTCCCGATTCTCCTCCCGTGATGTACTCGCTGGGATAGTACCCGAGCGATTCGGCAGGTTGATTCTGTGTGTTCATATTGATCGAAATTTGTGGGTGCGGCAGGACTTGCACCTGCAACGCTTTCCGATTGTCGATTGCCCGGGGAACGACCTTACGTCTCTTGTCCTTATTACCCGGTCGGCATCCCTGCCATGCGGTTTTGGGCGATCGGTACGAGGGTTTTCAACCTCTCAATTATTTTGACCGACCCTTTTGCGTTTGACCGCTTCAAACTCCCGTGTATCTCATTGTTCCACCACGCACCCGTATTGCTATTTCATGCGTAGCCAGCGCTTGATCGCGCACCGGATAATCGCCCGGCGGCGTGTCCGGTTATCTTTCCGATTTTGTCGGCGAACCTCCTCCGGCGTCAGGTCGTAGACCTGGAATTCGACCCCATGATAGGGCCAGCGTTCTATCATTGTCATCGCATTATCGTATTAGTGATTCCTTCAATTGCTGCGGCGCGTAGAATCGATCCAGGAATTTCGTCACCTCCCGCGGATCATAGAGGAAGGTCCCGTCGCCCATGACGAGGTATTTGAGTCCGGATCGCCGCCACAAGGCGTGCGTCTTCTCGCTGGTGACGCCTGTCGCCCGTCCGAGTTCCTCGCTACCTTTGAGGTAGAGAACCGGGACCTCTCGATTCAACTTGACTTTCATATCACTCTATTCCTTTTCAGACCATCAATCAGGCTATCCTTCTGATCGTGATCGTATTCGTCTCGTAGTCGTTAACCTGCTCCCACTTGCCCGTGCCCTTTGCGGTCTCCCGAACGATCGCTATCCGGAACGATTCGGTATTGCGACCGCTCATTGGGTATTGGTATTCGTTTCCGGGAATCATATCCCGAATAGTCTTCGGATAGTTGGGGCGCATCTTTATTCTTGCGTATCGTGCCATATCTTACATGTATTGATCAGTCACCGTAATATCTTCCTCGCACTCCGTAGTATTCGGCCAGTCCGGCTTCGAAGGAAACCCGAGCCTCTTCGGCTGTCGGGACAACCAACGTCTTACTCATTTCGGCAATACGGGCCTCTTCTTCCTGTTTGGCCAACTCGGTCTTCACCGTCAGCCATGCTCCTCGGAGATAGGATGCAAAGTCACCTTTTTCCGAGCCGAAAATAATGCGGTCTGCTTTCATGCGCACGTGCGCCATTTTCATCACACGACGGCGGGTATCGTTGTTTATTTTCAACATATTACCTATATTTGTACGTTCCTTGTTGGTTTCGATATGCAAATATAGACAATTTTCATAGAATTATTTTATAGCATTTATATTTATCATAAAACATTTGATTTCATGAATGTTAAAGATCGATTATTAGAGTTTTGTAATATTAAAGGGATACGCCCTGGACGATTTGAGCGCGAAAGCGGATTATCAAATGGTTATTTATCCAAGTTGCGTCATGAACCGAGCAGGGATAAATTGGATCAAATAAGCCGGGCCTTTCCCGATCTTAATATATCGTGGCTTCTTACGGGTGATGGTCAGATGCTCAATACGATTGCGCGGGATGACAATACTGATATGGCGATCAGCACTGGGAAGGTGATACCATACTATGATGCAGAGGTTGCTGCCGGGAGCCAATATGGGATGGAGATGTCACAGGCACATCCGGTCGGCATGATTGAGATTGGCGGGCTACTCAAGGATAGTGAATTTGCCATGCGAGTCTACGGGAACAGTATGGTTCCTAACTACCCGGCTGGCAGTGTGATTGGTTTGAGGCAGTATAACGAATGTTTTATTGAACCGGGAACAGTCTATGTGATTGAGACCGAAGAAAACAGATTCCTTAAAAGATTGTATTACAGCAAAGGGAACAAGTCTTTCAGATGCGTGAGCGATAACCACATGAAACATGAAACTGGGCCAATGGAGGGAGAATATTTATATCCGGATTTTGAGATCCCATTTGAATCTGTGCGGCGTCTTTTAAGAGTGACGGGGATAATCAAAAGAAATATCATGTAGAAGTGAATCCGAATACAAGATATTATCCCGTGATAGAGTATTGAAGATATTTTTAGTAAATAGAAGACAACTTTAAGCTAAAAGAACAATGGATACCAAACCTATTATGACAGTCGAAGATATTTCAATAGAAAGTATACTAAACGACATATTCACCAATATGTCTATCAAGAAAAGAAAGAGCGACATTATTTCTTTTTACACGCAACAATTAGGCGTAGACCTTTTTAACGAAACAATCACTGCAAATGGAAACACAATTACAGTAGAAGATATAAAGAAACGCATAGACAGCCTATTGAAAAAGGACAAAGAAAGTATAGATCCATATTTACGATATTCAAGTCCCTATTTTCGTAAAGCACCAAAGAAATCAAAGCCTATCAATCCTATATCCACAGTGGATTCCAATTACACAGGCAGAGGTGGAGAATGCATAGTAATGGGAGAATTGCTGTTTCGCGGGTACAATGTAAATAGCATGATGGTAGATGAAGGTATTGATCTTGTCGCATCAAAAAATAATGTATTCTTTTATATCCAAGTAAAAACAAAGACCGTAACACAACAGAATAAATTCTACTTCCAAATCAATCAAGACAGATTTGACACTTTCATCGGGACACAAATCCGATATATATTAGTCGGGAGATGCTCATTCAATGAAGAAGACAGAAATATCTTCTTTAAATTTACAAATGACGACATATTAAGACTTCAACGTAATAGAGTTATTCCAGAACCGGCTGTTGGGTCAAATACGTTATCTCTAAAAATAGAATATGACACTCGCACAGGTAAACCATTCATGTATGATGGGAAATATAAAGAAGATGTTTCTTTCTATATGAATAATTTCAATTTATAAATTCTCGATTATTTGCCTATGAAAAAAATTATATTATTACTGTTTTTCATTTTACAGGTGCTTTGTTCTTATGGACAAACATTATACATTTTTGGTGGAGAAAATCATGATGTGTATTTAGGAAAACTAAATGCTAATGACTACGATTCAGAATCTATATGGAACGAATATGGCAAATATGGAAATAGTTACAACAGTAACTCCATATGGAATGAATATGGTAGATATGGGAATGAATATAGCCAATATAGCCCTTTTAACGAGTACGCCAGCTACCCGCCTGTTATTGTAGATATGGACGGTAATTTTTACGGGTATTTCACAATTAATGAATATAAAAATAATAGGGCTGAATTTGATATTGTGAATGCAATATACAAATTCTACGAATATATAAGAGAAGATGTAGGAAAATGGTATGATAAATTATTTGATTAGAATTTTGATAATCTTCCGCTAAATTTTAGTTTAAAATTTGTTTATTTACACAAACAATACTCCTATGTCAACAATCGAAATTATAGGTATAGCAATTGGAGCTATTGCCACCATCCTGGGAGGCGTGTGGTTCATCTTGAAACAAGCTTTTAACTTCGGGAAAAGCACGCAGCACTGGCAGGATTTCGAGAAAAAGATCAGCGACAATCTTTCCCGTATTGAATATTCTCTGGATAAATTGCCATGTCGGGAGCACCACGACGACCTAATAAAAGTAAAGGCGATTCTAATACAGGGGAACCCTACGGTATCCAATTTACTATCGGTAAAGTCAAGTCCGAGAAGACTCACGAAACTCGGCGAGAAGATTTTTGCAGACATAAAAGGAGACGAATTTCTATCATCCAATAAGGATGCCCTATTCCGGTATATTGACGGATCCAAACCGCTAGTCGCACTGGACGTAGAGCAATCGTCATATGCAGCGTGCCTGTCGTTAGTAGATACTCCTGCATTCAACACAATCAAAAATTACATATACAACGCACCTTCGATAGATACGGGAGACGGTAAATACGATTTAAGTTTGGCGGACACTTGTTTTGTATTAGGGCTCAAACTCCGAGACATGTATTTGAAGGAACACAGAGAATTGATTTGATAAAGTTGTAATTAAAGGAAATATAACAGACGAATTGCATTGCAAGAAGCAGAACAAATTGAGATGAGATCTGGTCAAATGTGAAATCTCAAAAACACGCTATAAGATGAAAAAGACGTTTCTGGTTATAGTGACACTTCTGTTCGCCGCCTGCGCTGCGATGCCAGACTACGTTTCCATAGTCGATTATCGTCCCTATCTGGAAGAAGGTTTCAGGATCTATTCATCGGATGCAGTTCCTTTCGAGTACGACTGCCTGGCCGATATCTCAATCGACAAATATGCCGTTCAACAAGATCGTGCGAGCGCAACGTATGCCGTGAATGGTGAAAGAATTCCCAGCGACAACGACTACATCACGCACGACGAGGTTTTGGCCGGGTTCGTCGAACAGGCGAAGTCGATGGGCGCCAACGGGATCATAGGGCTACACATCAAATTCGACCGCAGAACTAATTACTATACTATTTCAGGGACAGCTATATCTATCAAAAAATAACCTATCATGGACTTCAAAGATCAAATCAAGCAGTTGAGCGACCGCGTTGTCAAGCTCAAAGAGAATATTCAGACCGAAGAGGCTACCAAAACGGCATTCATCATGCCGATGATTCAGGTCCTCGGATACGATGTCTTCGATCCCACGGAGGTCGTTCCCGAATTCACCTGCGACCTCGGGATCAAGAAAGGCGAAAAGATAGACTACGCCATCCACAAGGACGGACAGCCCATTATCCTGATTGAATGCAAGCACTGGAAAGAGGATCTGAACTCCCACAACGGCCAACTGTTCCGCTATTTCCATGTATCGAACGCCCGTTTTGGCATCCTGACAAATGGAATCGTCTATCGGTTCTACACCGATTTGGTAGAGAAGAACAAGATGGACGAGAAGCCCTTCTTCGAATTCAATCTGGAAAAATACAGGGAATCACAGGTCGAAAAGTTGCGCGAATTCCACAAGAGTTATTTCGATATCGACACGATTCTCAATACGGCCAGCGAGCTGAAATACACGAACGAGATCCGAAGCGCCATCGTCCAAGAGGTAAATAACCCCAGCGATGAATTTGTAAAGTATTTCGCACGACCGGTTTATCCGGGACGTTTCAACGATGTTACTTTGGAACAATTCCGCGCTATTGTCAAGCAGGCATTCGCACAGTATGCGAACGATTATATGAACGAGCGCCTGAAATCCGCAATTGGATCAGATGCAGTCGTAGAGAATCGGGCCGAAGCAAAGACCGAATCGCCGGTTCAGAGCCAGCGCGCGGAAGATACTCCGACCGATGAGCCCGAAAACAAGATAACAACAACCGACGAAGAGTTACAGGGATTCTACATTGTTCGAGCTATTCTATACCCCGAGATCGATGACATAAACCGGATTGTTCAACGAGACACACAATCGTATTTTGGGATTCTTCTCGATGATACCAATCGGAAGCCAATATGCCGCCTGCATTTCAACAGTTCGAACAAATACATTGAGACATTCGATGCTGACAAGAAAGGAACCAAGCACCTGCTTGAATCATTGAACGACATCTACAAATATCGAAACGAAATAATATCGGCCTATAAAATGTACTAAAACCATGCCATGGCCTAACGATCATGAATTTCCAGGAGCCGAGGAACATATTCGGAGACTAAAACAAGACCGATGCACGGAATTGACAATTGAGGACATCGAAGCAAACAGAAGATATCGAGCCTTCAGCCGAAAAATAACCACACGGTCATACTACATAACAATTGCCACATTTATTGTATCGATAATATCGTTGGTCATATCCATTTGTAAATAAGCTATCACACTTGCAAAAAACCTGCAAAAACAGAATTTTATAATATAACAACCTTTTTTTCAAATACTTGATTTTAATTTGGGAGCAGGGGGTCACAGGTTCGAATCCTGTTACCCCGACAACTAAAAATCAAGGAGTTACAGCGATTTGTAACTCCTTTTATTTTTCCCATTTACACACAATTTACACACAACTTTCCGGATTTTGCAAGTACCTGCACCCAGCAGAACGGTGAAATCGGGCCCTATTTGCAGCAAGGATTCGCGCGCGCACGCGCAAAGACGTCGAAAAACCCGCTGGGGTTTTCGTGCTTGCCCCGTGCTTCAAGCACAAAAAACAACCGGGGCCCGTTGAGGATCCCGGTTGCCAAAAGGTTTGCCGTTCTTGCGTCAGTTGTCGAAAGTGTAGCATCTGTTCACCGCAGGGTCGAACGTCGAAAATTCGCCGTCCATCGCCCACTCCCGGAGAGTATATCGGCCTCTCGGCAAATACCGGGCCCACCGGACGGCCTCGGCTTCGGAGGAGAACACACCCAGCAAGTAGCCGTCGATGGTCAGTTCGTAGATCATATTTCCGTGTGATTGTCGAGAGTGCACAACCGTTCATTCATAGAGGAAACAGCCAATTTCATAACCTCCTCCATTACAGAATCCATCGCTTTCTCAAAATCTTCGAGGAGCCTATTGGCGCTTTCGGGATAATAGCTCGATTCAACAATGTCTTCA